TTTCGCTCCAAACTCTTTTGCTGTAGTTTTATTACCAGAAAGATAAGCAGCATAATCAGACATCATGGCAACTATGCGGATATCCTCTGTAAGAAACTTAGAATTTCTTTTTGCCAATTCATCAAATAATCTATAATCAATAAAACCATGACCATTACCAACTAACCACTTCTTTAACATTCCACTATCAGGTGCTCTTTTTCCTGGTGGAGAATACTCTTTCCATAATCTTCTTTTCTCCGCAAGCATTTGTCTAATAGCCCCCGATCCTCCTGATCCTTTAATTTGTTGGGTAATTACTTTTAAAGTAATCTTTCCATGGTAAGAATCTTTAGCACCACTTCCTCTCTGCAATAATCCCAGTTGAACATCTGCAAGTTGTCTTGTTGTTTCAAATCCTCTAACATCAAACTTCCATTTATTGGCACTATCTTCAGTACCTTTTAAATTAGTAATATCAAATTCTATCTCAGCTTTCTGATTGTTTGGATTATATTTTACATCAGAAACTTCTACTTGCATTCTAAAATATTTGTCAAGATCTTTAGGTTCTCGATGAAATACTGCTTGAACTGCAGGATTTGGAGATTTCGATTGTTTTAAAGATATTGGAATAAACTCACCATCTTCAAAAGCATCTCCTATTAACTTATTATACAAATACAATTGTTGCATAGACTCCACAATATGCATTTTACTTTTATCTTTACCTTTTAAAGTCTGTGCAAAACTAACTAAATCTTGTTTTAAAGCTCTTGCTTGAGTAGCAGCCCAACTATCAAAACCTCTTTCGGTCACTAACTTCTTCCATTTCCCCTCACTACCTTTTTTTATCGCAATAAAATCAGCAGGATTCCATTTATCATCTTTTATTGTTATATTACCATAAATCCTTCCCGCATAAGATTTAGCAAATTGAGGATTAGTTTTCAAATCGTACTTTATATCACTTATCAATCCATTAAAAACTTGTTTAAAACTAGCGCCAGGAGTAGGAAATTGATCTTGACGATAAAATACATACTCACCACTCTTAAAATGTTTATCGCCAGCTAAAGAATCGGCAACATATACAGAAGAATTAATCCAAGTATCTAATAATTTTTTATTTCCAGGATCTGTGGCCCATGAAGATAAACCCTTCTTTGTAGTGTCATCAATACCAACATTACCCCAAATTGTAGTTGCTTCTGGACCTCGATCATTATTATCCTGTTTCATTAAGGTAATTAGAGTATTATAATCCAGCTCACCAAGTTCCATCCTAGCAGCACAAGCTAAACACTGTAAAGACTCTTGGTGATTAGTAAGAGCTCCACCAGTAGGACTATAACCCATCTTCTAACTCTTGAAGTATTGATCTATAACTTCAACTTGGTCATGGTAACGAGCAATTTTATCCAACTCTACTTGGATTGCTTCCGTAATATCTGAATGCTCTCCAATACCAGCAGGATGTTCTAAGTAAACATTAACGTTTGCTCGGTGCTTTGCAATTTCACCTTGTGCATGAGCTTTAACAGCTGCAATTAATTGTTCTCTCATATGTAACATAAATCACTCTCCATATTATAGCATACTACGTGATATTTATCTCACGTTAGCAGCATACCATCTTTCAAATTCTTCTCTACGCTTATTACCTCTTGGTGGCATAGGAGTTCTTTCTCCTCTCACTTTTTCATACTTTCTATCTTCCTTTTCACCTTTCTCAGGATTGCGTTGGTAGCCTTCCTCAAATTCCATCCAATAATCTTCTTTGGTTACTACCCAATTAGCAAGAACATGATTTACTGCTTCTTCATCGGCACCTTCATTAATAAAGAAATTAGCTAGTGCCTGAATATCAGCACCTTCTTTCTTCATTGATGCAAATGTCTGAGCAAGGTTGGCTTGTCGTTCTGTACGAGTACTGTACTTATCTTTGTTAGCATCTACATGCTTGGCAAACTGCTGAACACTCATACCTGCTGCTTTTGCTTTCTTAGTGAATGCACCAGGACGCTTTACTGCACCTTGAATCCAATCCTTCTCCTCTTTCTCATTGAGAGGAACAACCTTAAATTGTACTCCACCAACCTCATGAAGTTCAGTTAGTGCATCTGCAATTACATCCCAAAGTGTTTCTTCTTTGTTATGCTCAGGATCATAAACCCTCTTTGCCTTTTCACTCTTCTTACCTTCCTTCTCAGTGGTAGATCCCTTAGCATGTTCCCAAGGATGACCTGCTCTCTGAGCATCACGCTTCATCTTATAACGTTCCCACTTGGAATATCTCTCATCCTCATCTGCCTTTTTATTCTTCCCATGCAACCTGTCATAAGTGGCATCATCAGTAGCTTTCTTTGCTCTATCCTTATCGATAACTGCTGCTACTTGTAAAGGAGTATCTTTTTGCTTCTCAAGCAATTCCATTTCTTTTAAATGGTCAGCAGCCTTGTATCCTGTATGACCTGCCTTATAGTTTTTATATGCCGGAGTATTTGCCTTTTTATCAGCAGCAGTTACAACCATACGATTATCTTTCTTAGGAGCACCACCATAGACTGCTTCTTTTACTTCACCTTTCTCATATCCTTTTCCATCACCATCGTCATCCCACCATCTCTTTGCTTTCTTCTTACCGTTCTTTCCATTCTTATCATCATCTCCATTCTTTCCATTACCATTCTTTCCATTACCATTTTTATTAGGAGATCCAAAAAGATCATCGTCTTTTTTACGATCCTCTTCTTCCTTCTCAGGAGACTCGTCTTTTTTAGACTCAGAATAGATTAGCTTATATGAGTCTTCTAATCCAGTAAAATTTTTGGAATCCATTTCTCAAAACACTTTTCTTTTATTTAGTCTCGTAGACCTCTCCAATCTCCCAACATTGTATATCTTCATCTCTAATGATATCCATAGTAAGTTCTAAACGATTAGCAGGAACTACCATACAGTATCCAATACCAAGATTAAATACCCTTCTCATTTCTAACTCATCAACATTACCTTTGAGTTGAATTTGTTTAAATATTTCTGGTACTGTCCAAGAATTCCAATCAACATGTGCTTTTAATCCTTTAGGTAAACATCGTGGTAAGTTCTCTGGAATACCACCACCTGTGATATGTGCCATTCCATAAACCCAATCTCCCTCATCTAACACTCTTTTAACCACAGGTGCATAGATTGTAGTAGGAGTAAGTAGTTCAGGATGATCCGCATAAAATATCTGATGTCTAGTCAACAGATAATTAACAAGACTATATCCATTACTATGAAGTCCACTACTTGCTAATCCAATAATTCTATCACTTGGTTTGATACTCTTACCATCTATAATATCCTTCTTATCTACTATACCAGTACAGAACCCTGCCATATCATAATGAAGTTGTCTTGGATGTTCAGCAGTCTCTCCACCTAAGAGATCCATACCTGCTATCTCACATCCTTTCAAAATACCCACCATAATATCTGCTACATTACCATCCAACCTCTGAGTGGAAACGTAATCTAAAAAATATAATGGGTTAGCACCACATGTAATCACATCATTGACACACATAGCAACTAAGTCTTGTCCTATGGTTGTATAGTCATTTGCAATGGTACATATGTTGAGTTTAGTCCCGACACCATCAGCACCAGATACTAAAATAGGTTCCTCGTATCCTACGGGAACCTTTATCATTCCTCCAAATCCACCAAGAGCAGGAACTTTATTTTTAAGATCTTCTACAAACTTATTGCCAGCATCTATATCAACACCAGCAGTTTTGTAATCTAAAACAATTCCCTCCTTTTTAAAATCTAGTGGATCTTCCCAACTCATACATCGCCATCCTTTCTATTTTCTGACTTATGAACATCAAACTCACCACCAGGATAACGTGATTTAAGTTTATCTACATTCATCTCCACAATTTCATCAAAGGTGGTATCAAGTGCCATACATGCCTGAGCTATATACCAACAAATATCTCCCAGTTCTCTCTTCATATGAAAGACATTATCTTCATTATAAGGTTTACCTTGAAGAATAATTTTCTTCACCACTTCTGTAAATTCACCTGCCTCAGCAGTTAATCCAAGAGCAGCAGTAAGAAGATGAGAGATATCACAATCATCTTCTACTTCGAGTTCCGTGATCCTTTTAAGAAGCATGGCAAAATCCTTACTAGGATCACTGGTAACTCCCTCCACAAAATCAAGATACTTTTCAAAGTCAATATTATTAGACATTGGCGATCTTCTGTAATAAATTTTTCTTTACTGGTTGCTTCTCTACAACTACTTCTTCAACCTTAACTTCTTCAACAGGCCATGGGACATCATACTCCCAATGCTTTTCTGTATCAAAGGTCTCTGTTGGATTACCCAAACATCTTTGTAACAATCTAACACGAATAGTATCTTTTTTAAATACTGGACAAGGAGTTACAGTTCTCCCAAGTTCAGTGTACTCCACATAGGAAGTTGATTTTGGTTCCAATACAGGAACATATACTTTTTCTTTAGGCATGATTAGAATTTAAAATCACTAAAAGATTTCTTTGGTTCTTGTTTATGAGTATACTCTTCTTCTTGTCCACTGTCAACAATATCTTCCTGAGCACTTTGCTCACAATCATAGAGTCTCATCTTAGCACGATCAATTCCTACAATAAATCTTTTATTAATTGTAGGATCATTATACCTATTTTTTAACTGTTTAACTACGATTTGTCCGAGTGGTTCCAATTCATCCGTAGAAATAAGGGCGAACATAAGATCAGCAGTAGCAGGGAGTCCAAAAGATTCACTGGTGTCAGTAAGTTCAACATCGCTACTACCATAACCACTCCTAGTAGTTTGAGTGGCAGAGACGATTGGAAGATTGGCTTCGACTGCCAATCCACGAAGTTCTTCTGCAATTGCTTTAATGTAAGAATAGGAGTTGACTGTTGAGTTTCCACGGTATCTAGATGAGGCACAAATGTTTAAGTAGTCTACGAATATTATATCAGGTTTGAATGACTTTTTCAAGGCAAGTTCCTGAAGTAATGCTTTAAAATGCCCACTGTGTGCGGATGCAGTAGGGTATTCTTTAATTATAAGAGTTCCTTGGGTCTTCTTGGCAAGATCAGTTACCTTACCCGTATACATGACCTTAGGAAGATCTGTTATATCTTGTATTGGAACATTAAGTAAATTAGCATCGATCCTCTCCGCAATCTTTTCCTCTGCCATTTCGAGAGTGATGTATAAGACGTTCTTTCCCTGGAGCAAAGCTGCGCTTGCCACATGGCACATGAATAAAGACTTTCCAACCCCTGTGCCAGCAAGAGCAATGTTGAGAGTCTTATTCGGTAGACCACCTTTCGTAATTTTGTTGAAGTATTCAAGATCAAATTCAATCTTGTCTTCCTTCCTGTGGTACGATTCATACCTTTCCTCATAATCTTGTAAGTAGTCGTGTCCTATATGCGTATCAAAAGAAACTGAAAGAGCATCGGATAATATCGTAGGAATAGCATCTCTATCTTTTTCCTCATCCTTTCCATCAGCAAGCTGAATGGATTCCATCAATGCGAGATAGATAGCACGATCTCGACACCATTTCTCAGTAGTATTAACTAACCAATTAAATTCAGAAGGTTCATCTTCCAAATAACTAATCAGTTTAGTTATCTCCTGAAAGGAACTATCATTAATATCTTGACGTTTTTCTGTCTCAATGCATAATACTTCCTTAGTTGCGGGTTGATTATATTCACCCACAAACTTTGATATCTCTTCAAAGACAACCTTTTGATTATAATCCTCAAAATAATCTGCCTTTATAAAAGGAAGTACTTTACGGACATACTCTTCATTATATAAAAGGTTTCTAAGAATTAGAAACTCAACCTTATCCATAACTAAACTCTTGGTGGGCGATCTCATCAAGAGCTTGCATTACTTCAGGTGTAAAGTATTCTTCTGGATTAGCAAGTATTTGTTTAGCATATATTTTCTTACCATTCATCTCATATCTACCAGCAACATTCTTCCACAATCCTCCTATCTCTCCTAATTCTAGAAGACCATAATACTTATCAAGACCACGTTCATCATAATAAAGACGTATCTCTACTTGTTTATTTTCTTTACTTAAACGCGACTTTGCTGTCTTAGCTTTGATAATGTTTCCGATGACTTCTTTTCCATCCTTCTCCTTTTTCTTTCCGAGATAAATGATTGTACTCGCTGCGTACTTGAGTCCAGAACCTCCCCCCATTTCTTTTGTTGGTACATAAGCTCCGATGACATCATACGTATGGTTCGTGACAATAAGTGGGACATTCGCTTGGCCGAGTTTGAGAGTTAACATTCTAAATGCACCTTTCACCAGTTGAGATTTAGTCATATCACGAACTTGCTTATCATCAAGTGCGTCTCTAATTTCTTTCTCGGTGGAAAGCATTCCCAAAGAGTCTAACACAAACATACAGGGTTTGCGTTCATCAATGGGCATTTGGAGATATTTATCTACTGCTTTTAAAGCCTTGGTACGGAATTCCTCAATGGTTACAACATTCACTACAACCAGTCTATCTAAATCAATTCCACGAGATTCTAATAATGGTTTATTAACAGCAGCCTCAGTATCGAAATACAAACAGTAACCATCAGGATTAGAATCCAAAAAGTTCTTGACAACTGCGAGGGAGAAGAAAGTTTTACCAGTACTAGACTCACCAGCGATGGCAGTAATCTTATTAGAAGAAACACCGCCAAAAATGGAACCGCTAACAAGTCCATTAAAGATGTACGAACCGGTGTCGATGTATTGTTCTGTTCCGTCGATGTCTGCTGCGAGTTGGGTGAAGTCATCGCCAATCTCTTTTACTATGTCTTTTAAAAAATCCATTACTAAAATATTCTAACGTTAGTTGCCAATCTTAATCTCTTTAATAATACTATATGATACCATGTTAAGTCAATCTGTCCACGTTGCAAACCTTGTTTAGCAGAACTTGGATATGCATGGTGATTGTTATGCCAACCCTCACCAAAAGTTAATGCTGCTACCCACTTATTATTTCGTGAGTTATCTTCTGTATCATACGGTCTTTCCCCCCAAGTATGTGTTGCAGAATTAACTAACCATGTTACATGATACACAACAGCTAACCTAAGCGGTATACCCCATAACACCAAAGACCATCCACCTATAAGATAAAGAGTAAGACCTAAGGGAACTTGTAACAATAAGAACCATTTATCTAACCATCTAAAATAAGAATCAGTTCTAAGATCTGCGGTATATTTACGAACATTATTCTCAGCCGGAACATCAACAAACATCCATCCTATATGACTCCACCAGAATCCTTTATTCATATCATGTGGATCGGGATCTGTATCCGAATACTTATGATGTTGACGATGTATTCCTGACCAAGTAATAGGACCATACTCAGCACTTAGTGCTCCGCATGTAGCAAAGAATCTTGCTAACCATTGAGGAACTTTAAATGATTTATGAGATAGAAGTCTATGATATCCTAGGGTTACCCCAAGACATGCTGTAACCCAATACAGAATAAAAAGAGTTGCTACTGCTCCCCAACTCCAAAACTGAGGGAGAAGTGCAACTCCTGCGAGTATATGTATTACCAACATGAATAATATAGTTGGCCACTTATAGTTGGTCAAATTCCTAGTAATTTACGTTGACGTTCAAAGTAGTCATGAAGAATCCATGAGCTACTATTCATTTTATTTTCCCCACCAATACCAAATTTGAATTCTACTCTTGGATCATCACCAAACCCTTTAATTTCAGGAGTATTAGTTTTAATTCTATCACCACCATTACAAAAAATAACCTTATCCGAAATTTCTAAACATTTAGCAATAGCACCACAAGCCGACTCATCGGAATCATCCCATGATATAACAGCGTCAACCATACTTAGATGACGAACAATATCTGCTCTTTCGGTAAAACATTGAAAGTACTGTCCTTTCTTACGCTTCAACCAAGGATCTCCATTCAATCCAACTACAAGATAGTTTGAGAGATCCTTTGCTCTTTTAAAATATGATATATGTCCACTGTGAATAGGATCAAATCCACCAGTAACAAGACTCACTTTATCAAAAATCATTAAATCACCATCCCATGTGTTTCACGTAAAATCTGTTTATAAGGACCACCTGGATTTGCATCTCTTGTTTCTTTAATCAACTTAAGTTTTTGAAACAACGCAGTATCACCACCCAAATGCAATGCACTTATAATAGTGGCAAGTTCTTTATCGTCGATTGGTAAATCCATTTCAGGAAAAAAAGAGTTCTAAGTTTACAGTTTTTTCAACATTCCACCCAATAGCATCAAGAATGATTTTGAGTGGTTCCAAGAAGGCTTTGTCAAATTGTAAATCATAATCGACATACTTGTCAAGACCAATCTCACTAGGAAAATCCTGAATAAACGAAATAATATTCTCATGAATAATATTAGGTTTTTTCAGGTAGCAAAATTTAATCTTTTCACCATTCTGGATCAGAGAGTACTTATTATCCAACTTATGCTTCTTAACATAATGATTGTATAACAATGCACCCCGTATATGTATAGGAGTTCCTTTTGCATATATTGTAGAGGATGCTTTATACTTTTCTACATTAGTTGCAGATCTTGGAAAAGATATTTCTTCTGGAGGAAGGGTCTTAAATTCCTTTCTTGACTTGTCAATAAAGTCAATTACTTCTTCCTCGGTTCCATTCATCATAATTTTAAGAGCATTCTTAATCATATCTCTACAAGGTGCTGGTGTGGAGGATTTAACTGCCTCAATACCCATCATCTTTAACTTAGGTTCTTCATATCGAACACCCTCGCTATCCCATACATTAAGGATATATCTCTTCTTGGCAGTCCAGATGCCCCGTTCTGCGATATTCTCTCGCTTCATCTGCATCTTTTGATCATAGGCACTTACATAGGATGCCAATTCTTCATAAGAACTTTCAATAAAAGGCTCAAATTCCATTTCACAGACCTTGTTAAGGAACGACACAACGCCCTCATTAGTTTTCTCTCTTCCCTTGTATACAGTCTCGACCAAAGGACCGAGATTAAGATAAATGGAATCGGTATCAGAAGCAATAACATAATCAACATCCTCAGTTTTTAAGATCTTATTGACCTTTTGATTCATCTTGTTTTCTATCCAACGTATGGATACTTGGCCAGACAAAGTAATGGCTTCTGCATTAGCAAGTTTGTAATACCGAAAGTACTGATTGCCGATAGCACCATAAGCACTATTAAGGGCAATCTTCTTTGCCATCTGGATATTGTTACACCTAGCAATCTCTTTCGTAAGTGCGTTGGATGGATTGTTTTCATACTCTTGTTTTGCTTGAAGCATCTTCTTCTTAAACACCACTCTATCACCATACATCTTATCCATCAACTCTGGCAGAAATCCACGCACATCCTTTCTATACTGGGCTCCATTTGCACATGTAGCATACTCTGGATTGAAATCTGTTATCTCTTCGTTTAGGATCCTCTCAACGCTCGAACTGGGATGTCTAATCTCCCTGAGGGTCTCTGGGGAAATGTTATATTGCATAATAAGATGAGGATACAAGCTGTTGAGGTCAAAACTAACAACCCAATCATACTTTCCTGGTTTCGGTTCCTTGACATACGCCCCCGCATACTTTTCATTCTTTTGAGATCTATTCTTGGGAGGAATAACTATGTTCCTCTTTTTCAAATAGTTATAAATTATGGTGTCCCACATCCGCACCTGATAGAACACATCACTATAATTCACCTTGGCTTCATATGCCATAGTGAGAGCAAGTTCAATCAACTTCATCTTGCTTTCCAAACGGTCCACAAGTTCAACGTCAATTATATTATACTCAATAAATTTCTGCCACCCTTGTGTGTAGAAATCCTTAAAGGTTTCAAACTCAGAGTGGTCTAACTTCTGCTGACCTAACTCAACCTTTGCAATATAATCCAATCTATAAGACTCTTGTGCCTTATAAGTAAACTTCTTATAGAGATCTAGATAATCTAGTTGAGTCACACCCCCCACATCATATGTGATATGAGTTCTACCCATAATATGAACTTCACCTTCACTTACAAGACCCCAAGGTGAAAATCTCTTCATCAACTTCTCACCAAGAACTCTATCGAGTCTCCTACAAATATAAGGTATGTCGAATAATTGTATGTTCCATCCAGTAATCACATCAGGAACATCCTGCATCCAATAGTTTATGAATGAGGTAAGTAGTTCGTACTCCGTAGGGCAATGATAATACGTTACATCCTTCCGATCATTCTTAAAGGGTTTACTTCCCCAAGTAACGATCTGCTTAGTTGTGTAATCTTGTATTGTGATTGCCAGAATCTCTTCGACGCACGACTCCACATCAGGGAAACCTTGCTCAGACGTAGTTTCAATATCCAAAGTAACAAGCTTAATTTTAGATATGTCAAACTTGATTTCATCCTCTGGGTATTTCTCTGAAATATATTGGTAAATATACCTGTCATTCCCATAAATCTCAAATCCCTCAATATCCTCATACTTCTTATAGAAGTCACGACAATCTCGTACCGATCCTGGATTAATTGCTTCAACGCTTTCTCCACTCAACGTTTTATATTTAGTCTTTATATTCTTTTTAGATTTAACAAATAGAGTCGGAAAGAACTCATCACGATGTTCATACCTTCTACCATTTTCAACTCCACGAACCAAAAACTGGTTTCCGATTAGTTGAACATTGGTGTAGAATTTCATTCTAAAAGATCTAAGTACTTTTCAAGGATAGTGGGAGATGGTTCTGCCAATGTAATTATTTTATCAGATCCCATCATAAATGTAGTATCCCTTGTGACACTTGTTAAAAAGGGCTCCAAAACTGTCTGACCTGATTCAGTATTAATAACAAATGGGTTGATAAGTTTACAATCAGGTTCTCCAATATCAGCAGAACCTACTTCTTCAATCTCCGCTATTAGATACTGATGATTTGTCAGTGCTAGTACTTTTATTATCTTGTCGGCCATAGTTTAATACATCCTCCAAATACATGTTCTTTAGTTTATCTATGGGTTCTACCAATGTAATTAACCAATCGGCAGTCATTGGTATAGTCTCATCTTTTGCCAGAGGCATCCATGGAAAAAGAGTAACTTCTAATCCTGCTTTCTGAGGTCCTTTATCCTCTACTATACCATCGGGATTTTTCATCCTCACAATACAAGGTTTCTTTAAAAAATATCCCACAACTCTTTTTGGTCTATCTATATCGCCTTCTGTACCAGATGTCATTTCACTTATATCAGCAATGACATCTTCTCCGGATTTGAGTAGTAATAACTTAACTGTCATCTTGCTTTGATTAATAGTAGGGTGGGAGGTTGGATTCATGTTTACCAACAAGTAAGGGGCATTGCTACATTGAGTAGATTTTTACCTTACTATCTGAGACCCGACTGGTAGGTCGATTCTGACATTCCTGCCAGCAGCACCACCTGTGTCTCATCACCTTAACTAGCCTTATGCCAGCAAGTTTATTCAGTCACTCCCGTGTCAGTCCCGTCGAACCAACAAATATATTATTGCATAAAAAAAGGAGGGTGTCAACCCCTCCTATCCATCTCGAACTCATCTCTATTTAGAGATACTCCTTACGAGCATGATGTTCAGGAACTATTTTACCTAGTTCTACAACCAGTAGTCCGTCATTGAATCCGACATTTCGTATTTCGGTATCATCTGAGAGTGTCCAGACCCTAGTGAAATTCCGTTGGGCAAGTCCTTTATGGACATATTCTCCCATATCTTTCGATTCTTCTTTTTTGCCTTCCACATATAGTTTTCCAAACTCCGTATAGACTGATACGTCATCTTTCGAGAACCCCGCAAGGGCGATCTCCAATCTCGATTCGACATTATTTACTTGAACAATATTATAAGGGGGATAGTTGGAAGAAGTTTCAAGATCCCAGAAACGATTTAAATAATCGTCCATTCCAATACTATTCTTACTAATCTTATCCAGTAAAGCTGGAAGATTTTCAGCATGATACCTTGCTAATGTTCCCATGATAGTAGCTCCTTATTAAGCGAGTGTTTAGTGTGTGTCCCTTACGGCGACACTACTAATTATACACGATCACTTAAAAAGCGTGGTGATGATTTCCGTCTTAATCGCTTCGGTTTCCTACCATGCATATGAGTAAGATAAAAATTTGTATAGTTAACGATCACCAAAAGTATTAATAATATAGTGTTAACCGTCATTCCTCTGGTGTTTTCCCCTTCTTCCCAATGTTATACTTCTGTTCCAAAATCCAATCTCCCTTGTCTTTATAAGAAAGAACTTTGATTTGATTGAGAGGAGCAATATCAGAAACAGATTCTGATTTTACTATTGCTATAAGACCCCAATCAGCAAGAAGGCGAGAAATACGATTCCGACGTTGAACATCATTAGAAGTAAGATTAGCATGTTTGCCATCAAGAGCAAACAGTTCCTTAAAATGAACAATATAATACCTACCTTGCTTATGCAAGATATGGCATGATTGATAAAGTTTCTTTTCCTTTCTTGATGCTACACCAATTCTTGTTAAAGTCTCACGGACTTTTAAAAAATCATCAGGTTCATTTAAGGTTACCTCTACCATTTGATCTTGCGACCATTTAACTTCTGGCTCCTGCGTAGAAGTAGTCATTTCATTCCTCCAGTTTCAAGTCGTTGTTTAATGTAACTAAGTTGTTCAGGGGTTAATATTTTCAAAGCAATTGATGCTTTTTCGTTACTATAACCATAGTATTGTTTGATGATTTCGAGGTCCGTGACTTTATCCTTACGGAGCCAGGGAGAAAATCTCTTCTTTTTCCTAAGTGTATTTAGATAAAAACTATATTGCATATCTTTATCAAGGAAAGAGTATTTATTCAGTTCATTGACATACATTATGCAATCAAGATGACCTGACAGAATTCTATTCATTAAATAAGGAACATAAGTTCTTATCTCCATTCCTTCTTCTTCAATTAAATTCTGCTTTGTAAAGGTAACAGAATTTAACCACTGCCTTAATCTATCCTGTCTTCTTTCTTTAGCATTCAATTTTGTCATAATTAAAAAGTAAAAGTTCCTTTCTTTCTTTTTGTTCTCTCATATACTCACCAACCGACCTCATGGTATATGTTAGATCAAACTCTGCTGCTTTCCATTTCGATTGAGTAAATCTATCTTTAACAA